GCATGGTTTGGGAGTTTAAAGGTGGTATTCGTAGAGGAACTTCCGCTGGCACAACAACTTTAATTGGAACGCCAAGTATCGACCTTATTGCATCTGATGGGTCGGCATGGACGGTTGCACTAACCGCAGACACTACTAACGGCGGACTGGCAGTTACGGTTACTGGCGAAGCTGCAAAAACCATTCGCTGGGTTGCAACCGTCCGGACAACAGAAGTTACTGGATAATTAAAGGAAAAATCATGGCAATTCAAATCGACCTCCAGCAATCAAACTTTGGCGTCCCATTTGCGGGCGCGTACTTCCGCATTGTCACCGCATCAATTAGCCGCCAACGTCAGGAAACCCCCCGCCACAGCGTGATGATTGACATAGTGGGGTATGCCACCCAGCCAACCAACGAGGACACCAAGGACGTAGATTTTCGCCGCTACCACGTTGCCGCCTCTGAGGTGTACGCGCAAGCAGGTGATAACTTCTTGGCCCAGTGTTACGCATGGGTGATGGCACAGCCTGATATGGCTGGCGCAACAGGAGTGTGAAATGGCAGTACTTTCAAACATCATCACGCCGTCAAACGTCTTGACGGCTACCAACACCGCTACGCTGACAAACAAGACCATCAGCGGTGCAAGCAATACGCTGTCCAACATATCTGTAGCCAGTGGCGGCACCGGGGTTGCATCGCTGACAGCTAACAACGTCATCTTGGGCAACGGTACGGCTGCGGTTCAATTCGTGGCCCCCGGAACAGCGGGCAATGTTTTAACCTCTGACGGCACGACATGGAGCAGTTCTTCCGGCGCTGGAAGCCCGACAGGACAGGCTTTTTATGGTTTTGGTGCTGGCGCATATTCATGGACGGTCCCTGCGGGTGTAACTAGTGTTTGCGTGGTTTGTATTGGCGCTGGTGGAGGTAGTCAGGGCTCAACATGGTCGAGCGGTGGCGGTGGAGGCGGTGGACTGGCATACAAAAACAATATCGTAGTTGTTCCCGGACAAGTCTGGACGGTAAACGTCGGACTCGGTGGCGATGTTGGCCGTGGCATTCAAAACGGTGGAAGCAGTTCTTTTGTAAGCCCCACCTTCGTGCAAGAGTGCGTAGCAAACGGCGGCGGATCCACTAGTGGTGGTAGCGGTGGCACTGCCCTTGGCTATGATGGCGGTGGAAACGGTGGAGGCGGAAACGCCAACTATGGCGGCGGCGGAGCAGGCGGCTACTCCGGAAACGGCGGCAGTGGTAATGCCTCCGGTTCGGGGGGAGGCGCAGCGGGCGGTATTACTTACAGCTCCACTTACGGATCAGCCGGTGGCGGGGGTGTGGCACCTTTTGGGCAAGGTACTTCAGGGAGTCTTAACTATGGGGGTGCCGGAGGTTCTGGCGGAGAAACAGCTTCAGCGGGACAAAACCCGTATACCTCCTTTGGTAATGTTACTCGCCCCGGCGGTCGTTATGGTGGCGGTGGCGGTGGCAGTGGTACTAGCGACCCCGTAGGCCGGGGTACTCACCGAGGCGCTGATGGCTGTGTTCGTATTATTTGGGGCACTGGACGGTCCTTCCCCTCAACTGGTACAGGAGATATGTAAATGCACCACGTATTATTCAACTATGTCGTGGACGGGGTAGTGATTGAAGGACCCATATCCTATGCAACCGTTTGTGAACGCACGGGGCTAACAGACACGCCGGGCTTTGCAGAGCTTGGTTACCATGAGCACATGCCTGTTCCAGAATTCATACCTCCTACCAGCGAACAAATAGCTATGGCTGTGCGGAATATTCGCAATCACCTTCTACAACAGTCCGATTGGACACAGTTTGTCGATTCCCCCCTTGCCAGTGAAGAAAAAGCACTGTGGGCCGCATACCGTCAGCAACTTCGTGATATGCCTGCAACCAGCGCTCAAGTGGCGACTCTTGAAGAGATTACTTGGCCTGTTGCACCTGCTTGAGTAAATCTGCCAAAATACCCTGAACTGAAGGACTTACATGTCAAGCACCTACTCCCCCGATTTACGCATTGAACTCATTGGCCCCGGCGATCAAGCGGGCACATGGGGAACCACGACCAACACCAACCTCGGCACTCTGATTGAAGATGCTATCGCGGGTTACGCTACGGTGTCGGTTACTTCGGCGGACCAAGCATTCACTGCACTGGACGGGGCCGCTGACCAAGCACGAAACGCAGTCATCGCCCTGACCACCACTACCACGGCAAACTTTGCCGTGTACACGCCACCCGCGTCTAAACAGTACATCATCTACAACACCACCGCCTACACGGCCACGATCTACAACTCCACAGTGATTGGCAATACAACGGCTGCGGGCTTGGGAGTTGCAGTACCGGCGGGGTCAAAGCTGGCAGTGTTCAGTAACGGGACTAATTTCCGTTCTGTCGATGCTCCCGGTTTTGTTGGCGTGCTTCCAGTGGCCAACGGAGGTACAGGACTTAGCACCACTCCGAGCAACGGTACGTTGCTAATTGGCAACGGGTCAGGCTTCTCCGCCGCTACCCTGACGGCAGGGGCCAACGTGACAATTACCAATGGCGCTGGTTCTATTACCATTGCGACCACTTCCGCCAGCGCTCCCATTCCTTCGGGCACGGTGATGTTGTTTGTCCAGTCTTCGGCTCCTACGGGGTGGACTAAAAGTGTTTCCCACGACAACAAAGCCCTGCGGGTGGTGAACGGCAGTGTCTCTTCCGGGGGCTCGGTTTCGTTTTCAACGGCTTTTTCAAACCAGTCGGTTAGCGGCTCTGTTGGCTCAACAACACTCAGTACTTCGCAGATGCCATTCCACAACCACAGTGCAAGTGTCAGTGATCCTAGTCACGTACATCAAAACGGGTTTGATGCGTTTGGAGTAAATGGGTATGCGGGGGCATTTGGCGGAAACGGCATAATTACTAATACCGCAGCCGCTGTTACAGGTATTTCTGTAACCGTTGGTTACGAAGGCAGCAGCGGCTCGCACAACCACTCGTTTTCTGGAACCTCAATTAACTTGGCGGTGCAGTATGTTGACGTGATTATCGCTACGGCTAACTAAAAGGATCGAATATGCGTGTAACTATTATTTACCCAGACCGGGCCGTCACCAAAGACGGGCTGACATACAGTAATTTAGCCTTTACGCTTCCCAACAACATCCACGCCGTGCAGTGGTTTGAAACGGAAGGCGAAGTGGAAATCTGCGATGCGCAAGGCCGGATGGTGGAAAACAAAACGATAACAGACATAAGCCCGTTTCAATCAGCGCTCGATGCTTGGCAGCTTCGTCACGATACCCCCGCTCCTGCGCCCACACCCGTATGAAACTAGAAAAGGGCAATTTTTGTCCCCTCATTAAAAAAGACTGCGTAGGACTTCAGTGCGCTTGGTTTGTTCAGGTCCGTGGGCACAATCCTAATACGGGGCAAGAAGTTGACGAATGGGCCTGCTCGATTGCGTGGATGCCCATCTTGATGATCGAGAACAGCCAGCAACAACGCCAAACCGGGGCTGCGGTTGAAACTTTCAGGAACGAGATGGTCAAAGCCAACGACACCAATCTGCGTGTGTTAGCCCATACTGCAAACATGATTACGTCGAACGCGCCGCCACCTACCAAGGCGCTTGAGTAGAACCCAGCTTTATGATCGACCCCTTCACAGCCCTAGCGGCAATACAAACGGCTGTGAAGCTGGTGAAGACGGCTGCCCAAACCGTCAAAGATGTGGAGTCGCTCGGCCCTGTACTGGGTAAGTTTTTCAGCGCCAAATCAGACGCCATCAAGGTTGTCCAGCAGTCCAAGACCAGTGGATTCAAGGGCTCTGCGATGGGTAAAGCCATCGAGCTTGAGCTTGCCATCGAGTCAGCCAGAGCGTTTGAGGAAGAGATCAAGATGCTCTTCTTCCAGAGCAACAAGATGGACGTGTGGGCCAAGATTCTGGCCCGCGCTGCAAGTATCGACAAAGAAGCAGCACATGAGGCCAGACGCCAGCGCGAGGCGGCTGCAAGGCACAAGAAAGAGATGGATGAGGTTATCACCCTTGTCCTGATGTTTGTGGTTCTGGCGCTGGTCTGCGGCGGTGTCGGCTGGATCATCTACAAAGCTGTGCAAGAGTGCGGCGGTCGGTGCTGATTGTGAGTAATGAAAATATGTTTTCTAACTTTGACCTGACTAAAGCCATTGGCGCAGTTGCTGCCAGTATTGCCGCGCTTGGCGGCGGTTACACCTTGGCCGACAAAATTGGGTGGTTTGACAGGGCCATTATTGAGTGGACACCAGAGCATTTCAAGATTGTTGCAGAGGCTGGACAGCCCATCAACGTAACGGTTGCCCGTATTAAAAAGCGTGATGACTGCTCAGTGGAGGGCTTTACCCCAAGCATCAGAGACGCAGCAGGTATGCTGCATGAAGCAACAACCACGGCGAGCAAGTTCAGCGGCCCAGCCGGGCCAGAGATTGACACGTTCACCTACCAGTTGACGATGGTGCGAAAAGAAAAGATTGCACCCGGTAAAGCCACCTTGCTGGCGACCATCAAATACAAATGTCCAGAGGGCGAGCGTATCGTTCAGTACCCTCGCCATGCAAATCTAAGTTTTGACTTGAAAGGCTAAATATGTTCCCCCTTACAGCACTATTTGAAATCGGCGGCAAGCTCATTGACAAGCTCATCCCAGACCCTGAAGCCAAGGCCAAGGCCCAGATGGAATTGGGGAAGATGGTTCAAGACGGTGAACTTGCCAAGATGGCGAACGACACCAAGCTCTACGAAGTCGAGCAGGAGAACATCACAGACCGCTGGCGCTCAGACATGGGCAGTGACTCTTGGATGTCTAAAAACATCCGCCCAATGGCTTTGATTGCTATCTTTGTGGCCTTCTTCCTGTTCACCATGATGTCTGCGTTTGGCTACAACGCGCAGGAGTCTTACGTCCAACTGCTGGGCCAGTGGGGGCAGATCATCTTCCTTGCCTACTTTGGCGGACGCACAGTTGAGAAGTTGGCTGACATGAAAATGGGTAAAAAATGAAAGAGAACTTTCCCGCAGCTTTAAACGCCCTGTTGAAACACGAGGGCGGCTACGTAAACCATCCGTCTGATCCGGGCGGCATGACCAACCTTGGCGTTACTAAGCGCGTCTGGGAGGAGTGGGTCGGCCACAAGGTGGACGAGAAGCAGATGCGTGCGCTGACCCCTGAGCTTGTGGCCCCCTTGTACAAGAAGAAGTACTGGGATAAGGTCTGCGGTGACGAGTTGCCGACTGGTTTGGACTTGGCTGTGTTTGATCTGGCCGTTAACTCAGGTCCGGGCCGCGCTGCCAAGATGCTGCAAAAGGTGCTGGGCGTACCCCAAGATGGTGCTATCGGCCCGCAGACGCTGGCAAAAGCGGTAAATGTTGATAGCAGTAAACTCATAGCCGATTACAATGCTGAAAGGCTGGCGTTCTTGCAAGCCTTGCCTACATGGGGCACCTTCGGCAAAGGTTGGGGTCGCCGCGTTGCTGAAGTCACTGAGCAAGCTACCCACATGACTGCGTAAGGAGTCCCCGTGCCACTACAAAAACTCCAGTTCCGACCCGGTGTAAACAGGGAATCGACCACGCTTACCAACGAAGGCGGATGGTTTGAGAGCGACAAGGTGCGTTTTCGTTCGGGTTCGGCTGAAAAAATTGGCGGTTGGGTTTCAGATGTTGGGGTATCTAACGCTGTGCTACAACCCCCAATAGGCTCGTTCTGGGGTGTCTGCCGTTCATTGTGGAATTGGATTACGCTGTCCAGCTACAACTTGCTGGGCCTCGGAACTAACCTTAAATACTATATCCAAAACGGCACCGGCGGTTTTTTCTACGACATCACGCCAATTCGCCAAACCACCACAGCGGGGGATGTAACCTTCGCAGCCACGACGGGCTCCACAACCCTGACAATCACCGATGCCGCGCACGGAGCGCAAGCTGGGGATTTTGTGACGTACAGCGGCGCGGTGAGCTTGGGTGGGGTCATCACAGCCACCGTGCTCAATAGAGAGTATCAAGTAGTGGCCGTCACCAGCAATAACGTCTACACAATTACTTCTGCGGTTGCAGCAAACGCTTCGGACATAGGTAACGGGGGCTCGTCTGTGGTTGGCGCGTATCAAATTACAACGGGCTCGGACATCTACACCGTCAGTGTGGGCTGGGGTGCCGGTGGTTGGAGCGGAATTACAACGGGATTTACAAGCACTGGATGGGGTTCTCCTGCTCCGTCAGGTGTGGGCCTTGGCGTGCAGCTTCGTCTTTGGAGCCAGTCTAATTACGGTCAGAACCTTATCTTCAATCCCCGTGGCGGTGCGCTGTACTACTGGGCAGTGAACGCCAACCCCAACATATTTGACCGTGGTGGGATTCTCTCCTCCACAAGCTCGGGCGTTTTCCAAACAGATGTGGATTGCCCGTCGATATGTAAC